ACCGGATGGCCGCGCGCCCGAAAAAGCATGTGGTCCCCGCGCACTATCGTTTGTCATCCAATCCGAATCGCGCGTCAAAGCTTAGATAATTGTTTTTGTCTTTATATACTTCCTCGCGAAGGAGTTATCCCACAAAATGTGGGATCCACTCCTAAACGAGTTCCCAGACTCTGTTCACGGTTTTCGTTGTATGCTAGCTATCAAATATTTACAGGCCATCGAGCAGACGTACGAGCCCAATACTCTGGGCCACGAATTGATCCGTGATCTCATCTGTGTCGTTAGAGCCCGTGATTATGTCGAAGCGACCCGCCGATATAATCATTTCCACGCCCGCCTCGAAGGTTCGTCGGAGACTGAACTTCGACAGCCCTTATACCAGCCGTGCTGTTGCCCCCATTGTCCCAGGCACAAGCAGACGTCGGTCATGGACGTACAGGCCCATGTACAGAAAGCCCAGGACGTACAGAATGTACAGAAGCCCTGATGTCCCAAAGGGTTGTGAAGGCCCATGTAAGGTCCAGTCGTATGAGCAGAGGGATGATGTGAAGCATACTGGTATTGTTCGTTGTGTTAGTGATGTTACGCGTGGTTCGGGAATTACTCATAGGGTTGGGAAGAGGTTCTGTGTTAAGTCCATTTACATTTTAGGGAAGATATGGATGGATGAAAATATCAAGAAGCAGAATCACACTAATCAGGTTATGTTTTTCTTAGTCCGTGATAGAAGGCCCTATGGTGCAGCCCCAATGGATTTTGGACAGGTGTTTAACATGTTTGATAACGAGCCCAGTACAGCTACGGTGAAGAATGATTTGAGAGATAGATACCAGGTTTTGCGGAAGTTTCATGCAACTGTTGTAGGCGGTCCCTCTGGGATGAAGGAACAGGCATTAGTTAAGCGATTTTTTAGGATTAATAGTCATGTAACTTATAATCATCAGGAGGCAGCTAAGTATGAGAACCATACGGAGAATGCTTTGTTGTTGTATATGGCATGTACTCATGCCTCTAACCCAGTGTATGCTACTCTTAAGATACGGATCTACTTCTACGATTCGGTCGGCAATTAATAAATATTAAATTTTATTTCATATTTTTCTTCAACTTGAATTGTTTTTACAATTTTTTGATACAATACATGATCAACTGCTCTAATTACACTGTTAATTGAAATAACCCCTAATCTATCTAAATACTTTAGAACTTGAGTCCTAAATACCCTTAAGAAAAGACCAGTCTGAGGGTGTAAACTCGTCCAGACCCTGAAGTTGAGAAAACATTTGTGAATCCCCAGTTCCTTCCTCAGGTTGTGGTTGAATCGTATCTGGACTGATATGATGTCGTGGGGCATGTTGAATGGCCGGTTCACGTGGTCGATGATCTTGAAATACAGGGGATTTTGTATCTCCCAGATAAACACGCCACTCTGTGCTTGAGCTGCAGTGATGAGTTCCCCTGTGCGAGAATCCATGGTGTATGCAGTTGATGTGGAGATAATATGAGCAGCCGCAGTCGAGATCTATCCTTCTACGCCTCACTGCCTTCTTCTTGGCTAATCTGTGCTGGACTTTGATTGGCAGTTGAGTACAGTGGCTCGTGGAGGGTGATGAAGGTCGCATTCTTGACAGCCCAGTCTCTCAGGGGAGCGTTCTTTTCCTCGTCTAGGAACTCTTTATACGAGGATGTTGGTCCTGGATTGCAGAGGAAGATTGTGGGAATCCCGCCTTTTATTTGAATTGGCTTCCCGTACTTCGTGTTGCTTTGCCAGTCCCTTTGTGCCCCCATGAATTCTTTAAAGTGTTTCAGGTAATGCGGATCTACGTCATCAATGACGTTGTACCACGCATCATTGCTGTACACCTTTGGGCTGAGGTCAAGATGGCCGCATAGGTAATTATGTGGACCCAATGATCTGGCCCACATTGTCTTCCCGGTTCGACTATCACCTTCAATCACAATACTAATCGGCCTCCATGGCCGCGCAGCGGCATCCATGACGTTCTCGCACGCCCACTCTTCAAGTTCTTCCGGAACTTGATTAAAAGAAGAAGATAAAAAAGGAGAAATATAAGGAGCCGGTGGCTCCTGAAAAATCCTATCTAAATTACTATTTAAATTATGGAATTGCAACACAAAATCCTTTGGTGCTAATTCCTTAATGACTCTAAGAGCCTCTGACTTACTGCCTGTGTTAAGAGCTGCGGCGTAAGCGTCATTGGCTGACTGTTGCCCTCCCCTTGCAGATCTTCCATCGATCTGAAATTCTCCCCACTCGAGGGTGTCTCCGTCCTTGTCGATGTAGGACTTGACGTCGGAGCTGGATTTAGCTCCCTGAATGTTCGGATGGAAATGTACTGACCTGGTTGGGGACACCAGGTCGAACAGTCTGCAATTTGTGATGCGGATTTTCCCTTCGAACTGGATAAACATGTGGATGTGAGGTTCCCCATTCTGGTGGAGTTCCTTGCAGATTTTGATGAATTTAGGGTTTGAAGGAAGAGATAGGTTTTGAATTTGGGAAAGTGTTTCCTCTTTGCTGAGAGTGCATTGTGGATAAGTGAGGAATATGTTTTTTGCATTTATTTGGAATTTTTTTGGTGCTGAAGGCATGTTGGTCAATGGGTACCTATTGACCAGCTCTCTCTTCTTCTCTGGGTATCGGTACATTGGTACCCATTTATAGTTGGGTACCTAATGGCATTTGTGTAATAATCCTCATTGTGATTTGAAATTTGAAATCCCTTAGCGGCCATCCGTATAATATT